GGCTGTCGCCTTAATTATGGCGTTTGGACGGGCAATTCTCGCGGAACCCGCGACTACGACGAGGTGGCTGCTATGAAACTGCCGTGGTTCGGCCGACGCAATACGGAGGCGAAGGCCGACAACTTCACGCCCGTGGACATCATCCACCGCGGCCCGCTGCGCACCGGCTACCCGTACGCGCGCGACATCAGTCAGGGGCTTGGCTCGAACGTCATCATGAGCCCCATGAACTGGGTCATGCGCAACTTCACGGAGGCCGAACCGCGGGCCCAGAGCCTAAATGGCGGCGTCTGGAAGTTCCTGCCCGATCATGACCTGTCGCTGCTGCTCGAAAATCCCAACCCGTTCTATGACGGCGACACGATGTGGAAGGCCACCGTCCTGAGTCACTGGCTGGACGGAAACTCGTACTGGTGGAAGGTGCGAAACCGGTTTGGCGATGTCATCCAGTTGTGGTATCTCCCGCACTTCCTCGTCGAGCCGAAGTGGCCGCGCGACGGGTCCACGTTCATCAGTCATTACGAGTACCGCGTCCGTGGTGCCGGACACCCTCAGATCATCCCGGTACGGGACATCGTACACTTCCGTTTCGGGCTGGACCCGGAGAACCCGCGGCTCGGCCTCTCGACGCTCAAGCCTTTGCTGCGCGAAGTGTTCACGGACGAAGAGGCGTCGAACTTCTCCGCGTCCATCCTGCGCAACATGGGCGTGCCGGGTGTAATCATCAGCCCAAAGAGCGAGAAGGCCCTGCCGTCGCCGGCTGAAGCCGAGAAGCTGAAGGAGTACATCCGCACCAACTTCACGGGCGACAAGCGCGGCGAGTCGTTCGCGTTCGGCGTCCCGACGGAGATCGCGCAGTTCGGATTCGACCCCAGCAAGCTGCTGTTGACGGAACTCCGCGACATCACCGAAGAGCGTGTCTGCGCGGCGATCGGCATTCCCTCGGCGGTCGTCGGGTTTGGATCCGGCCTTCAGTCGACCAAGGTCGGCGCGACGATGCGCGAACTCCGACAGCTCGCGTGGAACGCCTGCATCACGCCGCAACAGAAGTCGATCGCCAAGCAGTTGACCAAGCAGCTCATGCCCGACTTCGTGTCGCAGCTTCGACGGTACCGCATCCGGTTCGATATGTCGGACGTGGCCGCGTTCCAGGAAGAACTGACGGCGCGCGCGGAAAGGGCTGCAACGCTGGTGCAGGCGGGTATCCTCCGCGTTGACCGCGCGCAGGAGATGCTCGGGCTCGAGGTGGATCCGAGCCGCCAGATCTACCTGCAAGCCGGCATGGGTACGGCGCCGGCCAAGCCGCCGGCAGATGATGGCGACGATGACGATGGTGTCCCGCCCGCGATCGCGGCGCGCATGAACGGCAACGGCCGCAACTCCCACGACGAGGAGTAGAACAATGTCCGAGCAGGCGAAGGAACTGGAAGTCAAAGACCTGGGCGCGCTGGAGATCAAGGACGCGGAGAAGGGCGAAGTCGAGGCCGTCATCGCGACGATCGGTGTCGTCGATCGGGAAGGCGACATCATCACCGCATCCGCCATTAAGTCGGGCGCGAAGGTCAAGGTATCCGCGTACGGGCACGATGCCGTCTTTGGCGCGATCCCCGTCGGGCACGGCACGATCTCCGTTCAGGGTGACAAGGCCGTCTTCAAGGGCCGGCTGTTCCTGTCTACCGCCCGCGGAAAGGAGACTTTCGACGTTCTGAAGGAGATGGGCGGTGATCAGGAATGGTCGTTTGGCTTCCGCGTCATGGGGTCCGAAGTGCCGGATGAAGAGATGCGAAAGAAGGGCGCGCACCGCGTACTGACGAAGCTCGACGCTTTCGAGGTCAGTCCGGTCATCTACGCCGCGGGCGTGGGCACGCGCACGTTGAGCGTAAAGGGCGCCGACGAGCCGCCGCCGGAAACCGTCGAGCCGCCTGTCGACACCACGACCGAGGACGAAGCGAAGCGTGCAGAGGAAGAGGCCGCGCGCATGGAGGCCGAGCGGAAGCAGGCCGAGATCGACGCGCAGTTGAAGCAGGTAGCGGCCGACGAGTTTGATCGCTTTCTGCGCACTCAGCGCCGCCTCGGTGCGGCGTGACGGAGCCCCTGCGCTGTCATAGCTGCTCGCACGCCGTTGGCGAGTCGGTCGTACCGATGCGCATCGTCGGGCTGTTCAAGGCGTCGGCGCTGGGTCGCGTCGGTACCACGTCGTCGAGAGAGATTCGCAAGCGATGCAAGTCGTGCGGATGGGTGAACATCTTTCATCCTGAAGCAAACAACCTGCGCATCGAAGTCAAACAGATTGCTTGACGCACACGATGCGTTGATGTAGAGTTGTACCTGACAATTGAACCGGGCCCTTTCGACGGCCAATCACGCGCACCATGCGCTGGTTGGCCGCTTTCTATTTATGCGTGCCGCCGGCCGAACCGCTGGAGATGGCACACATGTCCGAACCCACTGCATCAAACGCCCTCGTCGAGAAGCGTCAGGAGTTCGCCACCAAACAGAAGGATCTCGCCGAAGTCTTCGAGATGGCGAAGGATGGCGATCGCTTCGACTTCTCGCGCAGGTCCGTGCTCGAGAGGTTGGGCGCGAGCAACACGGCCGACGCGCTGGATAAGGTCAAGGCCAGAAACCTCGAACTGGACGGTCTCAGCCAGCGCCTGCAGGAAGCGGAGATCAAGGAGATCCACAGCGCACTCGGCGACCGCGAGCGCGAGCGCAATACGCCGTATCGCGGTGGGGACGCCATTCACCCCAGCGGCGATGAAGTCAAGTCGTGGGGCCGCCTGTTCGTGGAATCGAAGGCGTTCAAGGATTCGCGCGCGTCGAAGACGGACATCCCCTGCACGCTCGACATCGGCATCAAGACGCTGATGCAGACCTCGGCCGGCTTCGCGCCCGAGAGCGTTCGGTCGGGTGTTCTGGTCGCGGCCGTCACGCGCCCCATTCAGGTGCTCGATCTGATCCCCACGTTCCCGATCTCGCAGGCGTCCTTCGTCTACATGGAAGAGACGACGCGCACGCACGCCGCGGCGGAAAAGGCCGAAGGCGCCGCGTACGCCGAGTCGACGTTCGTCTGGACGCAGCGCACGAGTGCGGTGCAGAAGATCACCGACTCGATCCCGGTCACCGATGAGCAGCTCGAGGACGAGCAGCAGGTCCAGAGCCTGCTCGAACAGCGCCTCGGCTTCGGTGTTCGCCAGCGCGCCGACGGCCAGATCCTGGTCGGCGATGGCACGTCACCGAACCTCCGCGGCATCAACAATGTCGTCGGCGTACAGACGCAGGCGAAGGGTACGGATCCCGTGATCGCCGCGTTCCTCCGCGCACTGACGAAGGTCCGCGTTACGGGTCGCGCGCTGCCGAACGGCGCCGTCTTCCACCCGAACGACTGGCTCGACGTCATCCTCACGCAGAACAGCAACGGCGACTACCTGTTCGGCAACCCGTTCCAGGGTGCCGGCCCGACGTCGCTGTTCGGTATCCCGATCGCGCAGTCGGACGCGCAGACGGAGAACACCGCCATCGTCGGCGACTTCGCGAACTTCTCGCGCATCGACGACCGCCGTGGCGTGGAGGTCCGCACGGGCTACGTCGGCTCGCAGTTCACGGAAGGCAAGGTCACGCTCCGCGCCGACATGCGCATGGCCTTCACGGTCACGCGTCCGGCGGCTTTCTGCCTGCTCACCGGCATCTAAGCGATGCCTCAGAGCGAAGTCCAGTACGCGGCGATCGCGGCCGCAGCCCTCGGCGATAACACGCTGGTGGCTGCGGTCACTGGAGCACAGATCCGCGTGCTTGCGATCGCACTGGTTGCGACTGGCGGCGCGAACACCGTGCGACTGGAATCCGGCGCCGGAGGTACGGCGCTCACCGGTCTAATGGACCTCATCGCCGACGGCCAACTCGTCCTGCCATACAACCCGGCCGGTTGGTGTCAGACCGCGGCGGGCTCACTGCTCAATCTCGAACTCTCTGCGGCGACGGCAGTGGCGGGCATGCTGACGTACGTCCAGGTCACGTGAGGACACGATGAATATCGAAGGAACCCGCGGTCTCAAGGAATGGAAGGGCGAATACTCGTTCGCCACCGACGGCGGCGCAGTAGGCACGCTCACGCTTCGCTCGAACGACGGATCGATCCCGGTCGGTTCGTACATCATGGGCGGCTTCGTCGAGGTCGACACGGCCGTCACATCGGGCGGCGCGGCAACACTCGCGATCCAGGTCGAGGCCGCGAACGACACGGTCAACGCCGCGGTGGTTTCCGGTGCTCCATGGTCGACGACCGGCCGCAAGAGCGTGATTCCGGTGTTCACGGGTGCAACAACCGTGAAGACGAGCGCCGCGCGCAACCCGGCGGCCGTCGTCGCGACTGCCGCACTCACCGCGGGCGTGTTCCGCGTCGTGCTGTTCTACCGCTAATGGCGCTCTCGATCATCCGCGCCGAGCCGGCGCCTGGTGGAATCATCGCCGATCGCCGGCTCTTTCTCAGCGCCGGTCGGGAACGTGTGCTGGAAGAGACCGCGACAGACATCGCGTACCTGCTCGCTTCGCCCGGGACGCTGATCCCGGCCGCTGATGTTGCACGCCACGGCCTGCGCGTCGTGGACGGGCGCATCGAATACGGGCCTGTGCAGCAGGTCGGCGAGGTCGCGAACGCGGACGCCGGCAACGTCGGTGATGGCGAGAACGATGGCGGTCAGGCTCAGACGCCACCGCCCGCGCAGCCGGCCAAGCCTCGGAAGAAAAAGTAAATGATCACGCTCGAAGATGCGCTCGAATACCTCGGCATCGGCGATGACGAAGAAGAGGTCGAGCAGTATCCGCTGATCGACGGCCTCGTCACGCGCGCCATTGCAGAGGTCGAGCGTATCACGGGCAAGTACTTCGGGGAAGCCGCGGCCACTACCCACACGATCAGCGGAACGGGCACCCGGTTCCTGCGACTCCCGCAGACACCCGCCGCGGACCCCGCTCCGGTTGTTGAACGGGAAGTAACCGCCGGCACATGGGAAACCGTCCCCGCCACCGACTACCAGATCGACGACCGCACGCTCGTGCACAACGTCGGCTGGTGTGATGGCGTCCGAAACTACCGCATCACGTACACGCGCGGCTTCGCTGATTCCAGCACCGATCAGGAATACCAACTCGCCCGACAGGCTGCGCTCGAGCAGGTCAAGCAGTGGTGGATGGCGAAGGATTCGGACGGGCTGAAGGGCGAAACGATCGGCGGCTACAGCTACACCGTCGATGATTCCGGCCAAAGCGCGGAGCCGACGGAAGCGATGCGCTCCCTGCGCGGATGGGTGTACGCGTGAGCATCGAATCGCTCATGGACCACCGCTGCACGGTCTACCGGCTCACGGAAACGCTGAACGAGCTACGTGAAAAGGTGAACAGCTACGTCGCGGCAGAGACGTCGCAGAAGCTCGCGCTCGTGCCGCCGAAGTTCTCCGCCGATGACGAAGGGTCCGGCGAGTCCGCGCGTGGTTCAGTCGAGGGCTTCATGCCGATCAGCTCCACCGTCCAGAGAACCGACGTTCTCGACGTGACGAGTGGTCCGGAAGCGCCGCTCAAACTGCTCGTGGTGAACGTGGCCAGGCCGCGGAATCATCACGCGGAAGTCACGCTCGAACCGTTCCACGGGAGCCTCACGTGAGGGTCCGCGCTGAACTGTTCATCGACAGGTCGCAGGTCACAGGGCTTGGAGACAACGCCTTTGAAGTGTTGCGGCCGGATCTCGAAACGATCGCAGGCGAGTGGGCGCGGACGTTCAAGCGGATGCTGCAACTCAAGCTGTCGCGGTTTGGAAGCGGGAAGCTCTACAAGAAGGGCGGCAAGCGCGCATCGGCGGAAGGCGAGTCGCCGGCGATGGTCACCGGCGAGTACCGCAATTCCTTCGAGACGGACGTGCGGAGCATAACCGGCAAAACGCGCTGGACGGTGTTTGGCGACAAGACTTCTCGTCGGGCCAGTGTGCAGGGCCGGATCGGGTCGAAGCTCTGGCACTTCGGGAAACTGCTCGAGGCGGGCAACAAGAACATCCGCCCGCGTCCGCACGTTGAGCCGACGTTCCGGCAGTGGGTCGCGAAGTGGAACGCATCACAGAAGTAATCGAATCGCAGCTCGCGACACTCGCCGCAGATGCGACGCTCTCGGGATTGCTGGACGGTGCGCACATCTACGCGCGGCATTCGGTCGAACGGGTTGAGCAGATACCAGGCGTGTACTGGTCGCTCCCGTCGATCGATCCGATGGAAGAGACCGAAGAACGGGCAACCGTGCAGTGGGATTGCTATGCCCGAACGATCGCCAGCGTGAACGCCATTGCGGCAAGGGTGAAGCGGCTGACGCACCACGAAGGGCCGGTCGACTTCGACGGAATACCGGCGTGGTCGCAATTCGCGGGATCGTCCGAGTTCGGTGGCAGTAAGCGCGTGGGCATCATGCGCAGAATCGTTGAGACAGAGATCAGGGTCGTGCGGGTTCGCGCGACGTAACCAGAGGGAGAAACGATGTCGACATTCGCACTAGCCGATCTCGCGGCTGCACTTCGGTCCATTGGCCGCGGCGTCGTGTTCCAGTCTGCCCACTGGACCGAGGCGGCCGACATCGCGCTGACACACCTCGGCGATACCGAGGGCGAGATCACCTTCACGGCAAACGAAACGTTCGTCGGCCTGACCACGCCGGAGCTTACCGGCGCGGCGATGCACAACGCATACGTGGAGGGTGCAAACCCGACCGTCTCGATTCCGCTGTTTGTCGCAGATCCGGCGGTGCGTGCAGTCCTCTCGCCAACAGGCAGTGCGTCGGGCGGCTACGAGCGCCGCCGGCCGGTGACGATGCGCACGCTCGCGATCTTCCCCGAGGAGCTGTTCTACAACGGCACCGGCTACGGCGACCTGACCTACACGACCGCGGACGGCTGGGAGGTAGACGGCACCGCGCTCACGGCTACACAGACCGCGTTGCTCGGTCAATCGATCTGGCTGTGGAAGGGCTACTTCTCGACGCCGCCGTTCGTGCTGCGCCACGCAGACGGTGGCAAGGCTGTCGAGCAGGTGACGTTCCAGTGCGTCTACGATGCTGAGAAGCCGGACGGTCATCGCTTGTGGACGATCGGCAACCCGATCACCGCCGGCATTCTGCTCGACGTCGTATGAAGCTCGCTCGCCCGAATCATCTGCCACGGTTCAGCGATCCGGCGCCACAACAGGCGCCGGCATCGTATGCCGTGCCCGACATCCGCAACGCGGATGCAGTTCTCGCACTGGACGAGTTCCGCGCCATCGAGATCGGCAACCGCGCGTACCGCGTTCCGCCGATCCCCTACGACGACGGCGTTGCGCTGGACCGCATCAGCATCCGACTTGCGAAGATCAGCAACACGACATCGGACGCATCGCTCGACCAGCTCGACGCCGTCATCGCGGACACGCGCAAGATCGCGCGCCGGCTGCTGATCCCGCTCGGCGTGCGTCGTCGCCTGTGGCAACTCGGCATCCGCCCCGATCCGCTCAAGGGCTGCACGGACAAGGAGATCGGAGCGGTACTGAGTTTTTTACATCGGTGCCGGACGAATGCCGCACCTCGCACGAGGGAAGCGGCAGCGGCCCGGCGCCTCGCGTAAACCTGATCGCAGGGTTTTTTGAGTTCGCCGAGAAGTACCCGGCACTGATGAAGAACGGCAAGCCGCGCTCGTGGGCGCACTACTGCTACGGCATGGCGGAACTGACGAAGCGGACGGCGCAGGAAAAACTTCGCACGGTCGAGTGCTTGTCGATCATGAACGCGAAACCAGAGCAGTACGCAGAGTGGCGTAATCACCACCACCGCATCGCGGGATACTGATGGCAATGCAGAAGATCCGGGACCTTGTTGCGCGACTGCGCATCGTTCCCGATCGAAAAGCAAACGAGGAGGCCGAGAAGGAAGTACAGGCCGGCTTCGGGCGCATGGAGGGCTGGGCCAAGAAGATTGGCGCAGCCATCGGCGTTGCGTTTGCCGTCGACAAGATTCTGGACTTCGGCCGGATGCTGGTTCGCACTGCCCGCGAAGCCGAAGTGCCGTGGAACCGGCTTGAGCAGACCATCAACAACGCCGGCGGGAGTTTCGATCGGCTGGAACAGCGGATCAAGCTCGCCGCGCGTGCGATGCAAGACACGACGCGGGTTGGCGATGAAGAGTTCGCCGAAACCCTGAACCGCCTCATCTCCCTGACGGACGATGTAAACCGGTCGTTCGCCGCCATGCCTCTCGTCGCAGATGTTGCGGCGAAGTTCTTCAAGGGCGACTTGGCTCCGGCGGCCGACCTCGTCGGACGCGCACTGACCGGCAACGTCCGCCAGCTTCGGCAACTCGGAATCAATACGAAGGATGCCGAGGAAGGGCTTCGCATTCTCGCCGAACGGTCGAAAGGTGCTGCACAGAACGAACTCAGCACACTCGACGGCAAAGTTGCGGCGCTGAAGAACGATCTTGGCGACTTGGCCGAGGCCGGCGGCAACGCACTCATCAAGCTCGGCTCGCGCGCGATCGAAGCGGTCGTGCCGTTCGTCACCATGCGCAAGGCAATCCAGTCACTTACGGAAGGATTGGAGCGGCTGGCGGAATCTAGCGAAGAGAGAACAAAGCGCATCCGGAGCGCGCTGGGCGAAGACGAACTTACCGACCTGCGGAAGGCCGGCGTCAATATCGACGTGCTCCTCGGTGGATCGAAGCCCGGCGAGGACCCGGTAGAGGCAGCGCGTAAGCGCGAAGCCGCACTGGACAAGGAAATCTCCTCCCTCTCCGAAGGCTTCAAGCTCCAGACGCTGAAGAATGCCGAAATCATGCGGGCGATGGATCTGGAGGCGCGGTACGTGGAGGAGATCCGCGCCGGGAACCTCGAACTCGACGAGCGCAACAAGATCGAGCGTCGCCTGCAGCAGCTACGCGAGATAACGCGCCATCATGTCGAGTTCGGCAACGTGTCGCCGTTCATGACGGACGCGCCGGCCCCGGGCATGGCGACCGGCTTCATGACGGGCATCCGCGGCGCCGACGATCGGGACCCGCCGCAGATCCTCCACCAGGACGCGGTCGACCGTGCACGCGAACGACTGCGCGATATCGAAGATGCCGGGACCAATGCAGCCTTCGGCGTGGCCGGCGCGTGGCAGGATTCATTCACGTTGCTAATCGATGGCATGGGCAACGTCGGCGAAGCGGCGGAGACGCTCGGGCGCGGGATGCTCGGCGCATTGGCTGGCGGCTTGGCGCAGTACGCATCCGGCAAAGTGAAAGAGAACATCGCCGCGTCCTTCGAAGAAGTCGCGAAGGGCATCGCCGCCAGTGCAAACCCGTTCCTCGCTGCAACGGCTCCCGCCCACTTCACGGCCGCCGCAAAGCACGCAGGCGCCGCCGCCCTATGGGGCGTTCTGGCTGGCGGTGCGGGTGCGGGTCAGTCCGCGATTGCGGGCGGCGGGCGTGGCGGCTTCTCCGGCGGCGTGCCCGGTGGATCGACGGACGCAGACGCGCGCCGCTTCGACTTCGAGCGCGGTCCGCAGACGATCATCTACGTGGACGGATTCTCGCCCGGGAATCCGGTGCACGTGCAGTTGCTCGGACAGGGCATCAAGAAGGTGGCCGCGTCTGATAGCTCCGTCGAAGTACGACCCCGGAACGGTGCCTGATGTGGGTGCCCAAATTCCAGTACCCGGCGACGACGGGCACGCAACTGACACTCGCGCGGCCGATGGGCTTCTGGGAGCACCGTCAGGAAACGGTCGGCGGCTTCCGTGATTCGGCGGCCGGTGTGCGCGCGGCAATCACCATCCGCCGCGACTACCTGCTCGACATCGTCCTGCGCTTTCCCGAGGACAACCTCGACGACGTCGAAACGATGGTCGCGTGGATGCAGGACAACCCGTCCACCGCGTTCACGTTCTGGCCTGACGTCGACGTGACGGGCACGTCCTACGCTTCGCTGCTGGTCTCGCCTGGTATCGGTGAAAGCTTGCGCGCGACCCGCAACGGCACGTTCAAGTCTGACCTCGAAACCACGCTCACGCTGAAGCGCAGCAATGGCGCAGCGTGGCCGCTGGTCTGGTATCCCGATTAATGGCTGAGATCTACCGCCTCCGGTTCTACGAGGACGACGGGTCCACGGTCGCCGCCGAGTATTCGACGGATCCGGTGCACTCGCATCCGTACCTGATCGTTCCCGAACAGCTCGCAGGTCAGGACATCGACTTCGCGAATGGGCGGGCGAAGATCGGCGGGTGTGTCGTTGAGATCGTCGACGTACCGACTACGCCATCCGATCAGGACACCGGCCACGTCACGTCGATCCTCGCGGACGGATCGGGACGCTCGGCGCGGATTGGCCGGCGGGCACATCTGGAAGTGCTGATCGGTGCGAGCTACGAGAACGTCGTCAACGGCGTGGTCGATGACATCGCGTTGCACGAGTCGT